TTTCTCCAATCTTCAGTTTTAATAATAAAGGTGCTGGTTGTATAATAAGGTTCTGTAAATTCTTTGATACTGTAGTCATGCTTTGATACTAACCTATCAAAGTTTTCTACAATATAATTGTTTAATAATAACTGAGCATTAGCACAAATTCTAATAGGGTGTATTCCCTTTAAGTATGTATTCAGGTTAGAAACACCACTAAAAAAAGCATCAGAATCCCAGGTATGAGAATTAATTGTGTATGCATTTAGTGAAGTATAATCTGCACCCCACAACCCATTGGGCATTTCTTGTTGTAGATAACAACTATAAATTGCTTCTCTAACAGAAGGTTCTTTAATAAATGATTTTACAAATCTATCAGTATGTGGGATGCCATTGGATAGCATTGGTGTGAGTACAAAGTTATCTTCATTATCCAAAACATCTATGTTCTCAATAATGTAATCCCATACATGATTATTAATAAAACAATCTTCATCAAGTTTAACTGAATACTTATTAGTCTCAGACAAAATAGTATCAATCTTGTGCATGTAGTTAAGTTCTATATCAGGAAAAACTATGACTTGACAATCAAATCCTTCAAGATAAGATCTCCAATCAAGAGGTCTAGTAGAAAGAATATTAATTTTTACTTTCTCTTTATTCTCTGGTTTAATCTTATTAAGGAAGTAAGATGTTATTTCCCAATACTTATGGAAGTCTCTTCTATGGTGAGACAAATAATTAATAGTAATCATGGAACCTTAGACAGATTTACAATGTTCAATTCATCTTGCTTGAATGATAAGATCTTTTTAAAACCACAATAAGCAAAAAGTTCTTCTACTAATTCTATAGTAAAAGTATGATGATGTACAACTCTTGTCAAGTGATTCATTTCACACAACTCATAGAATTGATGATGTCCACCATAACTCCAATCATGAAGTTCTTTCTGTTCTTCTATGTGAGTCTTATCATCTTCTCCAACATCTTCCACATAGTCACAGATTAAATGTTCTATAGTAGTCAGTGGTCTATTCCTATCAAAACAATATTGATAGTCTGGAATGATTGTTAACATATAACTACCTGATCTTAAAATATACTTTTCCCATGACTTTAAAGTATGAATTGGATTAGCGAAATGTTCTATTGCATGAGAACTAACAACAAAATCATACCTCTTTAACTTCTTTAATTGGACTTCATTTGTACAGTCAACATCATATTGCTTACCAAGTTTTTCTCCATACAAAAAGTTAGATCCTAAATTAGTTTGAAAGTAATTATTTTTAATAATGTTCCCACCATCTAAATCCACATGTGGATATAGGTGCATACCATAATGAGGAACAGAAAAAAGTTCAGTTGGACCACCAAACTCAATTCCACTCTTACCTCTTAATGAATTGATAACTAAATCAAAGGACATAATACATTTATATTGTAGGGTAATTCTTTAGATAAGAAATATTTTTTTGCTATACTCAAAGATGGATAATAAATTAAATTGTGAAATGGTTCTATATCTATAAACACATTTTGCTCTCCAATATGAGGGTAAGGAGAAACAATAACTTCTTCCAATATTCTTTCTTTAGGTAATCTAGTCAATAAGTAAGTAAAAATATCTGGAGAGTCACAATGATACTTACCAAAGGGATGTAATTCTGGATAGAACCTTTGCTCTAGTAACTGAGTAATGTGATAAGGTTCTGTTGCATCATACCCAAGATCAATCTTGTTTCCAACCTGCACTCCAACATATCCAGCAGCAGTACATTGATCTCCAATCTTCATCTCACCATCATGATCATCAGTAAACTCCCATTCAATCTGCTTTAGAACTTCTGCCTTTGCAAACCAAAAGGGTGCTCTTATATGACTCTCATGAGGATATCTTTTATGACCATTAAAAATTTGACTTGCGCCAAATCCAATCTTGTCATGTATGTCAAGGGTCTTTACAATTTCCCTTAACCAATACTCTCTCTTTAAAATAACATCATCAGATATAAAAACAAAATACTCATAGTCATTCTGATACTTATAGAAGTAATGTCTATAAGCACCAAATGCTCTATGAGGTATGTCTCTTCCATTCACAATTTTGTTATGAATGATCATTCTACCATTAGGGTTTTTTAAATTTGTAGGAACTCCAAGATAGTCTCTATGAATAAGTATTAAATCATGAGGATATCCAGCATCACATTTAAAATAAGATGGCCAAAACAATTCACCTTGTTGAGATCCACCTAACATTATAACTGCAACCTTTTTCATTGCACCATCCTAAGTTTTTGAATAGTTTCTTCTCCTGCAACATTAAATGCAGGATCTTTAAACTTCAAAGATCTAACTGTAGAGTATGGGTTCATAGAGAATCCGTATCTAATTCTAGATTTCTTAGACCATTCTACATCTTCACCTTGACCCCAACAAAGTTCATCATTTAAAGGACACTCTTCCATCACTTGTTTCTTTGCAACCCAATAAGTCCCAGAAATATACTGATACTTTGATAGGTGAGTCATGTCATATGGAATCAAGCATTCTCTATTGGGAAGAACAATGCCATCCATAAAGTTATCATTGTGAGGCCAGATAACCCAATCTCTAAATCTAGAATAGTCTGGGTTAACAAATTTATTCATACAAATCTTAAAGTCTTCCCCAAACTGGAGAAAACCTTGATACCAATCATCTTCAAATACAACATAGTCATGAGTATAAACTATGTTGTCATATCTGGCATTGATTGTGATTAGATTCTTTTTTCTAGTAATCCATGCTTGTCTAATACTTTCATCAAATGGAATAATAAAAGTATTAGTTCTGGAAACATTACTATTACCAACCACAAGGATTTGATACTCTGGAATGTTTTGTTTCTCAATACTATCAATGACTAGATTAAGAGAATCATCAGAGTTGCCAGCAGTAATAATTCCAAAAGTAAACTTCATATCAGATACCCAACATAATCACTACAGATACCATAACAATCATACACTCTAAGATCAACAAACTGATCTATATTTTTATTCCACTCAGGCATAACAATAATAGACCTTGGGGTATAAGGTTTGCCAGGATAAGTCCAAATTTTATTTGTACTGGTCAGAGTATAATCATCTTCTTGGTGCCAAAAATAATTAAATCCACTAGTTCCATGAGAGAACTCATAGAGTGCCTCTACATTTTTACAGTGAACCCAAAGATAATCCTTATATTTACCTAACCAAAACCAATCAATCTTATAGGTTGGTTCATCATGACCTAAGTACAGTCTATTGTCTAATGGACTGTATCTTACATCAATTTCAACATCAAATCCCTGAGCAATTGCTTGTTCAATATACTCAGGATTGTTTTCTTTTGATAGATCAGGACCATTGATATTGCCCCTATGTGCAATTAATTTCATTCTTTGTAGTGCTCCAAGAAATAATTTAGATCTTCAGGTGTTCCAATACCCCACATACCATCCTTTTCAATTTCTTTAATCCTGATTTTTTTACCATCAGAGATTGCTTCATTGAACACAGGACAGACATAGAATTCATTGTTGACTCTAATATCTTTATCAATCATTTGCTCTGCATACTTTACATAGTCAGATCCTTTCTTCCAATAGTAGATACCAACAGTTGCGTGTTCGGAAATTGGTTTCTTTTCAGCAACCTCAGAGACATATCCATCTTCTCCCAACTTAGCATAGGACCATTTAGGGTGGGTTGCAGGGAATGTCAGAATACCACCATCACATTCTCCATTCTGGAATGCATAAAGAGTTTCATTTGAATCCCATACAACAAACTGATCTGAGTTTGCCATCACCAGTGGTTCATCATTGTTGATAAACTCTTTGGCAAGGAGAGTTGTACAAGCAGCACCTTCAGTAATACCATCAACCTGAACAATATTACAATCAGGTGCAATTAGAGGGAGAAGATAGTTTAGATTATACTTTTCATAATGTTCTTTTTGGACAATGAAAGTATAGTTTGCTTTGATGTTAAGGTTCTCCACCACAACTTGAATCATGGGTTTGCCTCTGACTTCAATCAAAGGTTTGGGAAAGGTGTAACCCTGACTAGCAAATCTACTGCCAGCACCTGCCATAGGAATCAATACATTCATGGTCTTGCTCTCCCATGCTACTTTCTGTTTTGTACCATTCAAAATCTTTTTGATTCTATTGATCTTTTCTTGATTCAGATCCTTTCTGTTTTCTACAGGTACAAGATGTGCCTTGCTATCAAGAGCACCTTGTCTTCCAATATGGCTGTCCTCAACAATCACAGTGTCTGCAGGAAGAGCACCAAGAGCAGTCATACACTTCCAATACATTGCTGGGAATGGTTTGTTCCTGACTACATCTTCATTGGACACATACATGTCTACAAACTCTAATACTCCTAATCGGAGTAAAATGATTTTAACTGTATTCCTGATAGAATTAGATGCTACTGCAATCTTGTAACCAGCATCTACAAGTTGCTGGAAGTATCCCATCAACTCATAATCTTTTGCCACACAATCATTGAAGATTTTGAGAGTTGCTTCTTGTTTGTCCTGCCAGATCTGATCATACAGTTCAACAGGAAGACCTTTATTTTTGGTAAGCAGTTCTAACTTTGCTCTGGTAGGAAGACCATCATAGATGCTGACATGATCTTCTCTACTGATAGAATATTGCTCTCCAAGTGCCTGATTCAGTGCTTCATAATGATAGTCCTTACTATCAATTAACACCCCATCAAGGTCAAATATAACTAATTTGTTCATGAATCAAATTACTTTTTAATTATTATACAAAAAAAGAGAGGTTTATGCAACCTCTCCTATGTATTCACTCAGGCTCGCCACCAATTCTTTGACTGGAAATTGGAAACCAGGCGGGAGTAAGATCCCATCCGCACCACCAATTCTTTTAGGAAATTGGAAACCTACTTTGTCTCGGAAACAAAGTCGTTAATGATGTCTGCTTGATTAAGCACTTCTCCTAGAGTAGGAAACTCTGGATAATCCATCTTAACTGTATTTTTAACATCCTCATTCCAACAACGAGCAGTATCATATTCAATACTGAATTGGTCATTCAGCATGTTATAAGATTGCTTGAAGATTTCAAACCGAAGTTCGTAAGGTGTCATAATTTACTCCTGTGTGTATGTGTGTAGAAGGGGGGGTCCCGACCAGGGCACATTTAACGTCTGTCCGAGACGAGCATAATTAGGGATTGACTCCACCAGGGCACGTTTATAGTCATTCCGAGACTAGTAGGACTGTAGAGAATTGAACTCCATTCACACCGTTATAAGCAGTGGGCCTTAACCAATAGGCGACAGTCCCTCAAAGGAGATTAGCATCCCTCTTCATGGTCAAAGTACCTATCATAATAGTCTGAGTAGTCATCGTATGGGATCAGAACGCAATCTTTATTGTCTGTGGTTCTGATGAGGAAATGTTCTCCACCATCAACTACTCTGTCCATGACTTGATCAAAATTTTCTTCTAATTCTTCCAAGGTTAACTCTGTCATTTCTCCAGTTTGTGAACTATCATTATACCCAATATGGGCACCATCGTCAACAGGTAGCATATGGATGCTAACGATATGTCATTATTTAACAAGGTTTCTATGAAGTGTATCATTGTGGATATGCATGATTGAGACCCCAAATAATAAACAATCCAATGCAACTAAAAACAGTCATTGCTGTAAAAATTGTTCTATTCATCATTCATCTCCTGGTGTGCTAAACGTAAGATGTAATAAATGCAGTATAGTGTGAATGATAATCCACATGAAAGGATAATTAAAACTCCAGTGGGAAAGTCATTCATCCTCTTCGTCATCCTCAAAGGTAGATGGTTCTTCGAACAATTCTTCCATCTTCAATTTATTAATTCTTTCTTGCAAACTGCTGTAATCTTCTTCTGGCATTTTATTAAAATTAACTACTAATAATCCATGTCCAGGTTTATAATCTTTCATTTCTGGATGACCTTGTTTTAAAGGTATTTTTGGATTCTCATGGTATCCAAACTTCTCATGAAAGATCATCCATCCTTGTGCAATCATTGATAGTGCTATGACCACCAAAACAAACCAAGGAACCAAAAAAATTAATTGAGAGTAATTTTGAGCCATGGTAGTAATGGTGGAATGACACCTACAAGTCTGAGGAGTCCTTCTGCAAATAGTGCTAGGACTACCCACCCAACACACATACTAATAATACTAGCATTTCTATTGTGTCTGCGTATGGCAGCATCAATTAAATTTTGACACTCTGTTTTAGTTACATAATGTTCTGGAGAGATTTGATTCATCCTATGACTCATTTAAATTTCTCCCAAACTTTGTCCATAGGATCAGAACCAGTTCTCATAATTTCACATGCTCGTTTGTAAAACATGTTATTAGTATTACCAGATTTTTCAAATGTTTCTTTTATTTTCACCCAGTTATCGTAGGTGTGTTTGCCCATTGACATGAAACATAGTGCTACTATTATATACTAGTCTATTTTTTATATTGTCAGGTTATGTGTTTATTTCAAAACTTACTTAGATGATCTTCTAATCTATGAAGTAATTTTTCCATTTTTGGAGCATCTGGTACTTCAAGATTTGAAGCATAAAGATATTCATCCAATGCAATAGTCAGCAATTCAATGTCTCCTTTGGAAAGATTTGGGGACTCCCAGTTCATCTAATTTCAAACTCCAGTTTTCTAACTTTACGATTTTTTCTTGATTCTTGAAAAGCAAGATCTTCCTTACTTAGGACTTCTGATCTTTCTTTCTTCATTATATTACTAACAATTTCAACTTTAGTCAAGTCAATTGCAGTAATGGTTTCTCCTTTAATATTGGTAAGGTTGTCACACCCACAGCATCTAGTTTGTGTTGGATGTGATTCCAGAATTGCATTACAATTCTTGCATCTTATTTTTAACATGGGTCTGCATAATTGATGTATTTAGTAAGCGGGTAAGGGGATTCGAACCCCTGACTACAACTTGGAAGGATGGTATGTTACCACTACACTATACCCGCAAGTATGGGAGGATTATATCACTGCTTTGGGCAGTTGTCAACCCAAGGAGCACAGAGTCTCATGGGAGGAGCAAGTGCTTTACATTCATTAGTATGACACTTGATTTCGTCATTTATTTCATCCATGTAACGAGGTTTATCTACTCCAGATTCTTTTAATCCAGATTGTCTAATGTAATCATCTACTGCTCTATCTACGTCTCTTGGAATTCTTCTGTTTAGTTTCTCAGGATCTTTAAGTATAAACTCATTAAGAATAGTTTGTGGGAAATATTTTCTTTGAATCTCATCCAATAAGTCCCATAGTCCATTTTGAGATACTCCTGTGCATTGGGAGAGTGCTGCAATAATAGATGATAATACAATTCCTATTATAGCATATTGTTTTATATCAGGTTTCTTCTTACCAAAGTTAATCATAAAGGGGAGGTCTGCAGCAC